GATTTGCTCGGGGTCGAGCCTTCGTTAGCGGCACGGAATCCGACGCCCGGATACGAGACGCGAGACGCGATCTTGTAGCTGGTGCCGCGAATGGTGCGCGCTGGCATGATCTGAACCTCGGGAGCGTAGGTGAGCGTTTCCTCAATGAGTCCGACGATGGTGTCGGAGCCGTTGAGCTTTGCAATATCGAGAAGATTGGCTTGTGGCATGGTCTTGTAAGAAAGTTGTTATGAGTTGGCCGAAACGTAGGCCGCTTCGGTTGGGAATTTTTCAGTGAACGCGCGAACCGCTTTCAAGCGATCGAGACCGGTTGAGGTGCCGATAGCTTGATTCTTGGCTTCGTGGTAGGAGATAGCTGGAACCTTTACCTCTGGCTCGTTGATAGGAGCGGCAAACGCAGCAGGAGCAGGAGCAGCGGCGGCGAGGCGAGCTTGCAGCTCGATGTCGCTGTTGCCAGCCTGCAACGCTTTCAGGTCGGCCTTAAGTTGTTCGCACTCAGCCAAGACCTTGGCATTATCTTCGGCAAATTGCGTAGCCACCGCATCGAACTTAGCGGTAAACGCGGCGAACTGCTCCGCGATTAAAGCGGAGAAATCAACTTGTGGTTCTGGCGCAGGCGCCGCTGAATTGTTAGGCATAACATCTTCCTCACTGTCAATCTCGTCAGCCGAGAACACGCCGTCAGCGTTGGCTGCGGGTGTGTCTACAAAGTCTGCCGAGTACAAGCCGCGCGGGCGGGTCATGTAATTACCGCTCTCCTTGTCCAATTCTGGCGCATCCGCTGCAAACATCAAGGAAACGCCGAAAGTGGACGGGATTTCATTGATCATTTCCAGCAGCATCTCTTTTCCGCTGTGCGCGTCGAATAAGGTCAGATCGGCTAGGAGCTTGCCTTTGCTGACTCGGAAATTCTCGTAATAGCCCACCGTGTCTTGGACGCTAGAGAAGTGATTCAGCTTTGCCTTCACCCGTCCCTTCTCGATTGCAAGCGCCTTAAACTTGTTCAGCGAACGCTTGTCCACAAACACCCCATGACCGAGTGCAGGGCCTTCCTGAATCAAGGAAACGCCCATGATGGTGTTTCCTGATACCTTGCCTTGGAACGCTGCGAATGTCTGAATCTCTTCGGTGACTGGCATACACGCCAAACCGATGTCAATCAGTGCTACCAGCCTCTGCCTCATCCTCGGCGATGTCCTCGGCTTCGTCCTCTGGTGACGCCTCATCCTCAACCTCTGCCGCATCCTCGACATCATCCTCCGGTAAATCTTCCATCTCTGGAGCCGCAACCGCTGGCGCGGGAATAGCCGGCGCGTTAGGAGCCCGCCGTTCTAGCATGTAAATCGCTGTCGGCAGATCCAGCACGCCGCCGGATGCGTCCTGCACCATCTTCGCATCCTCGACCAGCTCCATGGCCTCCGCGCGGAGCAGGCTGCGGATGATGTTGCGATCCTCACCGCGATCCGCCGCAATCTGCGTCTTGCTGATAATCCCGGCCATAGTCTCGTCGATCAGCGCCTTTGACTCACGCCCGATGTCGGCGGTGACTTTGGCCGGAAAGCGCCACTCCCCCGCATCAAAGTCTGGTACGGCTGGCAGGTGACCGAGTTGGATGCCGCGAGCGATGACGCGGATTACGATCGGGTAAAGCAGCTTCTCCTCCAGTGTTAGCTGGGTCATTTCAAACTCACGAGCAGCCTGCGCCGCTTCCATCCGCACCGCTGTGCCTTGTCCCGCCCAGGAATAAATGAAACCGTAAGGCAGCCCAACGGCCAGCCCGGTCGAGCGGACAAGCGTGTCAAGAAACCCGTTAAAGGTCGGCGACGGGCGGTTAAAATCAACGGGGTTGAACGATTCGCCTTCTGCGAGGTACTGAATGGCGCCCGGCTCGACCTTCTTCATCCGGTCGGCATCCGACATGTAGTCGCTGTGCGTCGTGTCCAGCGAAACGTCTTGATCTGCGCTGCCGTCTGCGTTGTTGATGACGCCGCTGATCGAGGACAAATACTTCACTGAGATTTTCTCGCACGCGAGGATCTCTTGAAGGTCTTTGATGTCGGTGATGGCTGCGTCGAACGCCGAGAACCCGCGATAAGAGTCTAACCGGGTCGGGTCGAACAGGTGCAGGAACTCCTGCGCAGGCACCTCAAGCGCAGGCATCATGGACTCACCGGTCAGGCTGCGATTGTAGATCCGGTATCGGATCGGCCTGCCCGTCGAGTCGATGACAACGCCGGAAAAGTCTTGCTCGCCTCTCTTAAGCGGCTTAAACGGCTTCGCATCCGTCCCGTTGCGATTAGGAATCGAGCCGATGCGGTCAGCCTCGATGGCTTGCAGTCGGATCGGACTGATCTTGAGCATCTCGTCGAGCTGCGTCATTGGCACCTCGCTTACGATGTAGCCGATGTCCCCGTCCCGCTTCATCGACGTGACGCCCAGCCCGGCCAGCACGCGAAAATGGTGGCGCCGGGTCAGGTCGCAGCTCGACATCCACCTTTCCACGTAAGCCGTGATTGCTCTGTTGGCTTCCTCGGAGCTTGTGCGCGGCACGTACTGCAAGCGGCCCACGGAAAAGGTGCGGTACTTGCGCAGAATGCTTTTGACCACGCTGCTGTTTTCTTCCAGCCATCGAGCCTCCCTAATTAGCGTCACCCGGTCGGTGTGGTTGCGGCTGGAATCAGGCTGATCCAACGCTTGACCGCTCGCCCGGCGATTCGTCGATGACTGAGCCCCGACGCGCCAATATCCCACCTTGTCGCCCGCCTCTAGCTGCGCCTTTGCGCGCTGGCGTTGCAAGGCGGTTGCCGGACTGAAAAACCTGATGGTCTGTTCGATAAAACTCATAGCGGAAAGGTTGAAAAGTCAGGTTTGAGGCGGTTGGAAATGCCCGGATATTTTACGGGGTCGAGCTGGTGCATCCTCCGCATCACAGCCCGCATCAAAGTCATGACCGGTATACCGCCGTCTGATCCAGATGCGCGGGTTTCGGACTCACCGCCGCCGGATGTGCTAATCACGATGGTACCTTGGCCTTCGGTCAGCGCCGAAAGACACTGATCATAAAGCGTCTCGCAAAATTGCAGCGACGCATAGCGTAAAATTGAAGGGCCACCCATAAAGTCACTCTGTCTGTCAAGCGTTGACAGCCTCCACGTCGTTTGTGATGATTTCGGCCTGTCCGATGATCTTTTCGATGCAAGCGGCCAGAACCTGCATGGCTTCGGCATCGAACGAGTGGTTCTCGCCCAGCTTTTTAAAGAAAGTCTTGTTCTTGCCAGTCCGTTTGTCCTTCTCCGTGACAAAGACCTCGTTCTGAATCTCTTTAAAGTACCACTTCGGCGCATTGTGCGCGATCTGCCACGATGCCCCCTGGCCTGCGCGCAGACGATGCAACACCAGCTTGATGTAGTCGCTGCTCCAGACAATACGGTCGCACAAGTCAGCCTGTCGAGCGTTGCGCACCTTGGATCGTGCAAGCCCTACGCCCGAATCGACGTGCTGGATCTGCGAATAAGGACGTTTGACCGACCGGCTCCGGCCTGTCCGCTTGTCTAGCAGCGTCCACGTGAAGAACTGCGCCTTATCGCCCTTGAGCGCGATCCAATTATTGGCTGCGCATTGCCGATAGACCTCACCCTGGTACCGCTCGAAACCGCAATCAACAAACACGCGCCGGTCGGTGATCTCTAATCTCTTCTGCAAGTCAGCCAATTGCGCCCAAGTGTGCAGCTCACCCGCGTAAAACAGTCGAGATTCGCCGTTTTGTGCCCACAACCGGACGATGACGCGAAAATAGTCACGCTGCACGTCCACCGTCATGTAACGGCGGAACTCTTGGTCCCACGGCTCCTCCATCGCAAAACCGCCCGACAAATTAACCTCTTCGGACTGAAATTCGCGCATATCCCAGAACTCACCCAGCCGCTTGCGTACAAACTCCGCCAATGGCGAGTAATCACCCAATTTCCGCGCGTGTTCGGCCTTAAGAAACTCGCTGGCTATCGTGTCCCACGCTACCCATGGCACGGTCAAAGCGTTCCAGTGGTAACTCTTGACGCGCGGGTCAGGCGCTGAATTTTGATTCTGATAGAACCCGCTGTTTGCGATCTGCCTGCGCACCTGCGGTTCATCCTTGAGGTGGACTTTACACGAGGGGCATTCGTATCTGACCGTGTTCTTGATCCGCGCGAGGTCGTATTTGCCATCAGCCAGCTTGGCTCCTTCGCCGTCCCACTTGAGCTGACCAAGTACCATCGGCCACTTCTCCCCGCAAGCGGGACAAGCGACGTGCCACTCACTGCATGACCCAGCAGAAAAGGACTCGTAGAACTCACCGCTGTTGTTCATCGGCGTGCTCACGTAGATCCGCTTACTGTTGCGCGCATCGAACGAGGTTGTCCGCTTGCGGGACTCGTCGATGTGGCCGTGAGTCCAGTAGGCGGCTTCGTCCCCGATGACGTAGCGCGCCGCTTTTGACTGGAGATTGTGGATGTTGCTGGCACCCATCACGTACTGGGTCATGTGCGCGAACGCCACTGTCCGTTTTTGAATGGACTTGTCCCCCTTGTTAAGCATTGCCCTGACCGGCTTGCAGTCGAGAATCCTGTGTTTGAACCGGGTGTCTAGGAACTCATCGGCGTGCTCGTCGGTTTGCAGGTAGAGACACATGTCCCCGCCTTCTTCAGCGATCAGGTACAACATGGCGCCTTCGGCCAGGGCGGTCTTGGCACTCTGCACCGAGCACGCGCAGATGATCTCCCTCGTCTCGTGGTTCCGCAGCTCTTCAAGCGGCGCCTTGATCCATGGCGAGTTCCGCACGTCAAACGACCCGAGAATCGGCCCGCGCTCGAACCGCACGTGCGTGCGCAGCCACTCGTCCACCGGAAGTTTGGGCGTTGGCCGCCAAACCTCGGCCATTAATGAGTAGATCGAAAATGCCATCAGCTTTTGCGCGGTCTCCCTCGCTTTACTGGATCGGTTGGCGCGATCTCGACTTCCATCATTTCAACGTCCACCTTCTTGGACTTAAGCTGCTCCTCGATTTTGTTGTAATCCTCGTGCTCCATCTCGCGCAGGATCTTGT